CATAAATAGTAATGTAAACTTACAATAATATATTGCAACAGACTAACTATGGCTGGAAAGAACTTACATTTAGAACATTTAGAAGACGAAATTATTAACAACGGAATTTCGGGTGGTCGTGCGAGTATCAACTTCCTAAGAGAACTTAGGGATATGATGAAAGGTAACGCATCGGGAAGAGTTAATATGACTGTTAAGTGGGACGGTGCTCCTGCAATTTGGTGTGGCCCTCACCCTGAAACAGGAAAGTTTTTCGTTGCAAAAAAATCACTATTCAATAAAACGGGTGCTCTTTACTATTCTAGTGTAAAGGAAATCAATGATTCACCCGACCTAAACGGTGTACTCAAATCCAAATTTACAGAAGCATTTAATGCCTTTTCAGGTCTTGGAATGAAAGAAATCCTGCAGGGAGACTTAATGTTTACTTCAGGTGATAAGAGTAGTACAAAAATGGACGGTAAAGAGTACATTACATTTCAACCAAACACAATTTTGTATGCAGTTTTAAAAGATTCACAACTAGGAAAAGAAATAGGTAAAGCAACACTAGGTGTAGTTTGGCACACAACTTATTCAGGTTCTTCAATCGAAAAACTATCTGCATCTTTTGGTGCAAAACTTCCACCTAAGTCGTCCAAAGTTTGGCAAGATGATGCAACTTATAAGGACACCACTGGTTATGGAAACATGACTGCAAGAGAAACACTTGCACTTACACAAGCACTTACAAATACAGGTAAAGCATTTCATGGAATAACTGCAAAAGACCTGAAGAAATTTAATGATGTACAAAAGGTTCTAAACTCAAAAGGAGCTGCAGGTGCATCATATAAAACATACACTAACACACTTATTAGAAGTGGTAAGTGGAATCCGAACGGAAGAGACTATCTAACTCATGTAGAAACTTATTGGAAAGATAAGATTGTTGCAAAAGTTAAGATGGAGAAAACCAAAAAGATTAAAAGAGAAATTGGTGATAATATCATGCGTGATTTAAGGTCAATTTCTAAAATGGTTGATAACCTTGCAAAGTTCCAAGGATTCTTAATTGACTCTAAAAAGTTAATTATAGACGCTCTAAATAGAGTAAAGAGTATCGGAACTTTTGTAAGAACTGATACAGGATTTAAAGTAGTAAATCCTGAAGGTTATGTTGCAATCGATAGTACAGGTTCTGCAGTTAAACTTGTAGATAGAATGGAATTTAGTCAGAATAATTTTAACGCCGCTAAGGCATGGGATAAGTAAAATGTCAGAAGATTTATATGAATTAGAATTAGAAGAAGCAGAGTACAAAGGAAGGAAAGTTACACTTAACTCACCTTTTAGATTACCTACTGGTTCTGCAAAGAAATTTGGTGTCTATGTGAAGAACGATAAAGGTAATGTTGTAAAAGTAACATTTGGAAGTTCTTCTATGGAAATAAAAAGAGATGACCCTGAAAGGTTAAAATCATTCCGTGCAAGAATGGGTTGCGATACAGACCCAGGCCCAAAATGGAAAGCAAATTACTGGTCATGTTGGCAGTGGAGAAAGAATGCAAAAGTTCAAGACGACTTTAGAATGGCAACATTCGGAGAGTTATTGGACGAAAACATACAAGTGCCTATAAGTGTTGGTGACGTAGTTCTTGGTGGAAGATTCAAAAACAAGAAAATGGTTGTCAAAGAAATAGGTAAAAATGAAAAGGGAGACATTACAATAAACGGTAAGTCTTTACTAAAATTTAGGATAATGAATCAGGACAATGAAGACGTTTAGACAATTCAAAGAAAACAAAGGTCAAAAGGCAGTAATAACTTTTGGTCGATTTAATCCACCTACTGTAGGACACGGTAAACTTATCGATGCACTAGTAAAATCTAGTAGTGGTGGATTTACACCTTTGGTTTTTATGTCTCATTCCCAAGACCCTAAAAAGAATCCATTAGACTATAATACAAAACAGAAATGGATGAAAAAATTCTTTGGAAGAAAAGTAAACATTATCAAAACAAACGCAAGACAAATCTTCCAAATCGTAACAGAATTATACTCACAAGGATATAGAGAACTAAGAATGGTCGTTGGTTCAGATAGAGTTAGAGAGTTCGATACACTTATCAAAAAGTATAACGGGTCAAAAGGAAGACATGGATATTACAATTTTGACTCAATTCAAATAATTTCTGCAGGAGAAAGAGACCCCGATTCAGACGATTTAGTTTCAGGAATGTCTGCAAGTAAAATGAGAGCAGCTGCAGAAGAAGGGGATTTCGATTCATTTAAAAATGGTGTTGCATCTAAAAATTTAAAAGACCAAGAATTATTATATAAAGAAGTCAGACAAGGTATGGGTATCAAAGAAGAAACTATGCCTATTTACATGGCACAAGATTTATATGAAGGTGTATACGACCCAGGCATATTCAAAGCAGTATTTTTAATGGGTGGGCCAGGTTCAGGTAAATCAACAGTGGTTGATGCACTTGCACTAAAGTCACTAGGACTCAAAACAATTAATAGTGATACACACTTTGAAAGACTTATGAAAGATGCAAATATGTCTATGAAAATGACTGCAACTGGAAGTGGTACAGTAAATCCTAAAAGAGATGCACTTCGTTCAAGAGCAAAAGCAACTGCAAAAAAACAAATGGATATGCATATGCCTGAAAGATTAGGATTAATCTTTGACACTACAAGTGCAAAAGCAGGTAAAATACAAGCATACAAAAAACAGTTAGATAAATTAGGATATGAGTATAAAATGGTGTTTGTTAAAACCAGTTTAGAACTCGCACAAAGACTTAATTCAATGAGACCAAGAACACTTCCACCCGAAATATTAATAAAAGAACACGAAGCAGTAGCAAAAAATGCAGCTATATTCAAGAGAATGTTTGGAAAAGACTTTATAGAAATAGTAAATGACGATACTGTTCAGTCACTTCAAAAGAAAGCTTCAGGGTTATTTGGACATCTTATGAGTTGGGTTCAAAAATTCCCTACTAATAAGACTGCACTCGCATGGAAAGAAATGGAGTTAACTCGTAAGAAGCATGGAGAGTTAACTCGCAAAAAGAGATAAATAGATTGTATGGATATTTTAGACCAAATACTTAATGCACAAAGACAAAGTCGAAAGGACGATATTGAGACCTTTAAGTCTATTTTTGCAGAAGTAAAACAAGACCCTGAGATAAAAGATAAAAAGGGTACACAACCTGCAAAGTATTATGCAGGAGATATGTCTAAGTCTACAAAAGACAAAAGGGCAGCACACTTCAAGAAAGGAAAAGAAGGGCCTGCGCCAGGTGATGCAACTGCAAAAACTAAAAAGTCAGTTCACACTAAAAAGGCAGAAAAAATGTTTGGAGAAAACGTTGAAGGTCTAAAGAAGAAAGCAGAAAAGTCAGGAATGCCTTTGAGTATTCTTAAAAAAGTTTATAACAGAGGACTTGCAGCTTATAAAGGTGGACATAGACCAGGCGCAACTGCACCTCAGTGGGCAATGGCAAGAGTTAACAGTTTTATAACTAAGTCAAAAGGAACATGGGGTAAAGCAGACGCTGACCTTGCAAAACAAGTTAGAGGTGAAAGTCTAGAAGAAGATAATGTTGCAGTCCAAAAGGCACAAAAGAAAGCACAACAGACTGATGAAATGGAACGTCTTAAATTAAAACACGAGAGAGAACTCGAAAACATGAAAGACCGACATGAGAGAGAAAACGAAAGACTTGACCGTGCAAAAGAAAAAGAAACACAAGACGTTGCGATACAAAAGAAAAGAGAAGCAGACAGAAAGAAAAACGAAGAAGTTGAACTAGAAGAAGGTGGTAAATCAAGAGCTCAACAAGCTGCAATCGCAATATCTAAAAAAGAAAAGGCAGGAAAGCCTGGTTACGACAAACATGGTAAATCCTTAAAGAATAAACAAGAAGGTTTATGGGATAACATTCGTGCAAAGAAAGCTCGTGGTGAGAAAATGAGAAAGAAAGGTGCGAAAGGCGCTCCTACAGATGACCAAATCAAAAGAGCTCAAGGTGAAGA